AGATAGAAGTTGGACTATATCAGCAGCATCATCATATAAGTCAACTGCTGATGGTATAGCAACATCAACAAACAATATCACATTAAGTCATTCTCAATTAATACCAGCTAATACATTTGCAGTTGGTAATATTATTAGAATTCACAATAGAATGAGAGCAATTGGTGTTGGTAATGCTAAGACTCAAAGAATTTATGTTAATTCTATAAATGATTTAACAGGTGCATTGTTAGTTGCAACATATATTGCTGGTTCTAATGTCACGATTCAAGGAATGAAACGTGATTTAGTTATTAAATCAATTATAAATACTGAGGTATTTGCATCAGCAGTTGCTATTGCCACAGATGACTCATCAAGTAATACATTCACAAATCTTATTATTGATTGGACTACTGATAAGTATATTATATTTTCTAATCAAAGAGGTTCAGCAGCAGATACTCTTGTTTCATCTTCTTACTTAATCGAAAAACTATGATTGACATAACTCTTGAAGGCGGTTTTGTAACCTTTACTACATCGGTAATTGGTGCTATTGCATCCAATGTTGAAACGTGCGAAGTAATTGATGATAATTGTATTCATCTTGGTACTAATGTGGGTATTTTCTTAATCAACATTGAGCAGTTTACAATCAATAATATTAAATTCTCTACCTCAACTGAGGCTCACAATTACATAACTAATAACTAAACAAATGGCTGGAGTAAAAATTACAGATTTAACATCACTTGGTGAAGCAACATCTGATGACTTATTATACATTGTGGATGTCAATGATAATACAGAAAGTCCACAAGGAACATCAAAGCAGATTCAAGTGCAAAATATTGCATCAGCATTTGGCTTGGAAAGTGGCACATTTACACCAACTATTAGTGGAGAAAGCAATGGTATTTTAGTACCAAGTGCAGATGGTACATATATGAAAATTGGTAATATTGTTTATTGCTCTGTTCTTTTAGAAATACAATTAGCACCATTACAAGATACTGGTTCATTTGAATTATCTCTTCCAGTTGCATCTGACCTAACATCTCAAAAGCAATGTATAGGAGTTTTACAATGGTCTTATAATGGATTCTATGACCAAATTCAAGGTTTGACAATTGGCGCAAATTTAGGCAACAATACTTGTGAAGTTGGACTATTAACTAAAGACCAACAAGTGAATCTTCAATATTGCGTTTTACAATTCCAATATCAAATTGTCTAATGAACATTAGTAAAACTGGTATACAACTATTGAAAGACTTTGAAGGTCTAAGACTGAATGCATATAGGTGTTCAGCCAATGTGCCTACAATTGGCTATGGTTCGTGTTTTTATCCCGATAAATCTAATGTAAAGATGGGTGATGTTTTGCGTGACAAAGAAGAAGCAGAGGTATTGCTAATTAATACCCTAGTTGACTACGATATCTATGTTAGCAAGTACACCAAATCTGTTAAGTTGACCCAATATCAGTTTGATGCATTGGTGTGTTTTGCTTTCAATGTGGGTTTAGGTAATCTCAGTAAGTCTACTCTACTTAAAAAGGTACTTTCTAACCCTAATGACCCAACTATACCATCAGAATTTGCTAAATGGAATAGGGGTGGTGGTGTAGTGTTGCAAGGTCTTGTTAAAAGAAGAAAGAAAGAAGGGGAACTTTACTTTAAGAAGGTCGTATAGTGATGTATGGCTATCGACCCTAAGAAATTTAAACAAATAGCCGATTTACTTATGGTTTATTGGCATCTAACGATTGGCTCACTCATATCTGTAGTAGGCTTTTGGCTATTTTTCACCAAGAAGATAGATAAGGAGTCATTCGCATATATCATAGGTGCAGTTGTGACCTTGAAATGGGTGTGGAAACCAAGTGAGAAAGGGGGTAATGATGTTTGAAGCAGTAAAAGATACCATACAGTCTACCTATAAGGTCACTTATGATACAACATACACTATAAATCGTAAGGAAATAAAAGAACCTGAACCATTTATGTTTGTAAATCACTACATGGGTGACACATCAATGTACATTTACAAAAATCAATGGGGTGAAACAATATATGTTGATGAATTATTAACTAAATTTGAGCCAAAAGCAGAGGCAGAAGTAGAACCAATACCAGTAATACCATTTAGAGCATCAGATACTATCCAACCATGTGATGCAAAGTGGTTAATTAAGGGTAAAAAGTTAGAACTTAAACCTTATTCTATACAAAAATGTGAAAATAAGATGGCTCAAGACTACTTATATAGTGATTTATCTAACTCAATTGTAATGATGTTGATGTTGTTAGCCACATCTATTTGGTTATATCGTTCTACATTCTATTGGTTAGAAATGATACGTAAGATTAACAAGATAGTACGTAGTTAATCTATGTCAGCTATATACATCTTAGCCAATTCTATTGACTTGTTGTATGTCGTATCTGACTATGAAGGTAAGATTGTGAGTTCTAATGACCTATTCAAAGAGTATTCAAGTCACATCAAACCTAAAAAAGTAAGCGATATAATCTCAGATGATACTGAACTTGATGATTATGTTCAATCGGTTAAGAGAGCCATTGAGATTACACCTAACCCAGTTAGAATCTACGCACGAACAAAGCAGAAAAATAGTGGTTTAAGATGGTGCTTGTGGAACTGCTATGCTATTCTTGGTAGTTTACATTTCGTAGGATTCCAAATTACCGATGTGACCAGTATAACAAGTCACGAACACGAAAAGCAAAAGCAGTTACTTGAAGAGTTCAGGTTTATGTTATCTCACGAACTAAGACAACCATTGACATCAGTTGCTGGTGTGGTTAAGTTGTTACTTGACAAAGAGGGTAAGATGGAAGATTCAGAGCAAACTGAACTACTAAAGATGGTTGATGATTCAATGAAACGATTAGATGAATCAATACATTTACTTGTTAAGAAAGCAACAAGGCAGTTATGAGAGAATGCACCTTACCAATGGATGAAGAAGAAGCAGATGAAAGACTGCTAATTGTGGTTAAGCACTATGTAACTGAACGTGAGATGCCAATCTATGTAGCTAAGAATGTGTTGAGGTCTAACCTAAGAGATAAGTCATGCTTTGAATTAAAGTGGGAAAAGTTCATTAAGTTAATTGGTGGTTATGCAACAAAGTAAATTTGACTCACTTGATAAGGTATTGATGGTAGTTGGTGGTGTTGTTATGTTGCTAATCTTCATTCATACTTGTGGGTCAAATGGTCAACTTACTATTGACTATCGTAATATGAAGCAACAAGTAGAATCATATAAGGTGCAACACTTAGAAGATTCAAGTAAGTTAATTAGTCAAGCGGTCAACTATCAAAGTAAAATTGATTCAAGGGATATGGCTATTAAGTTACTTGCTATTCGCAATCCTAAAGAGGTGGTCAAGATTCAATATAAGACTAAGGTAGAAACTAAAATACAACTTGCTGAACCTATCACGATTGATTCAAGTAAGTACATTAAGTTACCAGTTGAGTTCTCAGATTATAATGATTGGTATTCAATAGATGGTAAGATTGACTCATTAGGAGTGCTTGTAATCGACTCAATTGTGTCAAGTGGTACATTGACCTATTCGGTAGGAGATACTTTAAGAGATGGTCTATTTAATAGGTTACTGAGAAAGTCAGATAGTGTAGTTAGATTGCACATAGACAATCCTACTATGTCAATCACTAACCTATCTAATATCTATGTTAAGAAAGAGCCTAAGTGGTATCAATCCACTGCATTTAAGATTGGTGTAGGGGTGTTATTAGGTATTGGATTGAGTAGTCAAATAAGTAAGTAGGAAATTAGTAGGAAAAAATATAATTCCTACTAAACACAAAATCAGTATGTTGCGTAAGGTGAATAAAAATAATTGTGTTTATTTTGATTTAGGTATTGCAGATTCAAAATAAAGATATACATTTGTCAAACAATCAATCACTAATTAATTAATCAAACGCTATGAACACACAAACAACATTCGGTCAATTAACACAAGGAACGGTTATCAATTTTTATCGTTCAGTTACTGCAGACAATACTAACTTTGTAGTATTAAGACAATATCAAGATAGATTTGGACTTCATACAGAAGTATTAAACCTTGAAACATTTGAGAAAGATGAATTTCCACAACATAGAATAGTTGAAAATTCATGGTCAATCGTAAAAGCAAACTAACCAACTAAGGGAGGCTCAGGTCTCCCTATATTTTCATTTAATCAATCTCTAAATTTAATCACAATGAACAAGCAATTTCAAATCTCAATTGAGACCAACACAACATCTGAAGGTATCTCTTCACATCAACTTTTAAGAGATGCTAAAATGTGGGCTGACACCTACCTTACAACCAAAAAGTCAGGATACATAGAGTCTGAGAATCCTTCCATAGTAATTTGGGAAGGTGACTATATGGTTCAGTATATCCCATTTTTTTAATCCACTAAAATTTTAATTAATCAATCCTAAATTCGTGTAATATGAAAGCATCAACATTATTCAAACTTCAAGATAATAATACCTATTTCCATT